TGGTCATACTATGACCATTTCGAGCGAGTGAACATCCTCGAACCCGGAGAGGAACGACCTGTTAAGGTTGTTCCTGTTCCTAAGACGCTAAAGACACCCAGGATCATTGCGATAGAGCCTACTGCGATGCAATATATGCAGCAGGGTGTTCTACGCTTGATCAAGGATCGAATCAAAGAACATAGTTCTTTGGATCGGATGATCCCTTTCAACGACCAAACTCCTAATCAGAGCAAGGCGTTGGAGGGCTCCCTTACGGGGGCGTTCGCTACACTTGACCTAAGTGAAGCGTCCGATCGTGTCTCTAATCAGCATGTACGGGATCTCGTTTGTCACTGGCCTTGGTTGCATAAGGCCCTTGATTCCACTAGATCCCGAAAGGCTGATGTTGATGGCAAGACTATACGTCTTGCCAAATTCGCGTCTATGGGTTCAGCTCTCTGCTTTCCCTTTGAGGCCTTTGTATTTCTTACATTGGTCTTTCTGGGGATAGAGAGGGAGCTAGGCACGCCACTAAGTCAGAAAGACGTTAATCGTCTTTCTGACCAGGTGCGTATCTACGGAGACGATATTATTGTCCCCGTGGACTATGTGCATTCCGTCGTAAATGTATTATCTTCATATGGAATGAAGGTAAACACCAACAAGTCTTTCTGGACTGGGAAGTTCAGAGAGTCTTGCGGGAAGGAATACTACAACGGGTTTGACGTAACTTACGCCAAATGCCGACGTGTATTACCTTCACGACGGGAGCACGCTCAGGAAATCATTTCCATGATCTCCATGCGTAACCAGTTCTATGAACGTGGTTACTGGGAGACTTGTAAATGGTTGGATACTTACATCCGGAACTTGATTCGTCATTTTCCGGTTGTATCTCCAACGTCTCCTGTGCATGGTCGCCATTCCTTCTTGGGTTATGAAACCCAACGGATTGACGATCGATTTCACTCGCCCCAGGTTAAGGGCTATGTGGAATCTGCTCCTCTTCCTCGAGATTATCTCGATGATTATGGAGCAATGCTCAAGTGTCACCTCGTGATGGAAAAGAGACGATTTTTGTCGCCTCTGGACCATTCTCTCGGCTCGCCAGCCGGGAGTGAGGATCACTTGGAGCGTGCAGGCCGTCCGCAATCGGTGTACATCAAATTGCGGTGGGCCTCACCGTTTTAAACGGTGGGGTGAGCCGAAAGGCTCCTGGGAGATACCAAGTCGACTAAGGATTGCCAACCTTGTGGTTGGACCCTAATCGGTTAGTTATCTCTAACTGGGTTTCCAGATGGCGGTTAATTCCGCCAATCAGGCCATCCAGGGGAGATGCACTTGGCAGTGCATCTCCCAGC